CTCGAACCATTATGTATTGTGTCCCATCCCATACAGGCTGTGTTTGACAAAAGACCACTTCTTCGATAACGGAGACAGGTTTCTCTATTTTCATAGTAAATCCCATCTCATGAAACCAGGTACTTAAGTCATGAAGTTTATGGAAGGCATCTTTTTCCAAAAACAACACACAGTCATCACCGTTATTGATCAATTCGTATTTAACGTTCTTAGGAGCCATGTAAGAGTAAATCATTGCACACATTATTAAGCAATTGCCGAGTGCAGTATTCATATCTCCAGACATCCTACATCCTTCGACAGTGTAGTGAATTACACCGTCGTCTGCCACACCAACACCATGATTGAGAATTTGTAATTGCAATAACCTGTCAAACAGGACATCATGAGTGTAGTATAGCCTATAAACGCTATGTTCCCAACGTAACATATCAACTGATACGTGTTGATCAAAACGGCTGGCATCAAGTCCAATGGCGAGCGGATTATCAAATTTCTCCCATTTTTGCTGGATCAAGTTGCCGAGATCTCGGTTATTTAAACCTTTGGACACAGTTGTAGCTCCAAATATATTGGCGATTTCATGATAGATCTCATATTCAATTTTCTTTATATACGGGCCTATAGTGGCGTTGAATCTTATATCGCGAGGCTGAATCACCCGAGGTGCAGGGTTCTGTTTGCTAGACAAATTAGTTTTCTCAGCTTTCACGAATGCTCTAAGTCGTGCATCAGAATTTACAAAGACCTTGTCCGTAAGGCTTTGCAAAGCTCTCTCATACGCGGATCTTTTGCGACCCCAATACGTGGCCAGAAATTCTGACGAGGTAAAAGGGGTGGTCGATAAATCTTTGCGTGAGAAGTGTTCATAAAATTTTCTGAGCCTTTCCTTGAGCATGGGAGCATTGGGCTTGGGAGGTGTTTGAAAACCTGAGTCGCCTTTAACCAGGTAAACACGTTCTAAGATTGCTCTCTGTAAGTTTTCAACATTATTATTATGTACGCCGAATTGTACGCCATTTGTGTTATTTACTAAAATTCGGCAACGTCGTTGTTTATGTTTGAGACCAAAATATTTCTTAATGTGCACAGAGGCCTTAGTACCGGCATAGCATCGCTGAAAATCGTCAAAGGTTGCTTCTGCTTGGGTATTAAGTCCATTAAGGTATTTCGGTCCTTCCTACTGAAAATCAGTAGTACGGTAGGTGCTTCTTAGGGCGACAAGCCAAGGATTATTATGTAGATCCTGGTAATGCATATCATCAAATGACGGTATATATACCATTGTCATGATGATAGGTAGGTCACGGACAATGTGAGCACTTCTGTGATTCCGGTCTTTCATGCATTTAACTGCATATTCTCGTACTGCAATACGAGTAGCACCATCACCTTTGGGTACAGACCCAAACCGGCATTTCACATCACATACTATTTGATTAATCATTGTGTCACGTTCCCTTAAATGTTTGCGTTGATATTGTTTAGTTGTATCTATATAGGTCACTTCGGTTTCATCTTGATATGGGAAGACATTAACGTCATAGACGAGATTGTGTACTTCCAATTTTTCTTGATTAGATCGAAACCAACCACGAATGGTAGGCATTGGATAACGCCAGAATGACCATTTCCATTTAATCTGCTTAGTTTTATATACAGGTTTATCATGGGTATATTCTATCAATGCAGTTTCCCCAACACTAGTGGGTACTTGCTCTTCTCCTACTAGCTCACTATCAATAGTGAGTTCTTCATTACTGGTTGTTCGCGAAACATCACACGCCGTCGTGAATGTCTCACTACGTCGATTTACAGGAGGTCCTATAAGTTCCACTGATCTAGTCCCGTAAAAATCGGGGATCACAGGGTTCTCATAAACCAAATCCCAACGCCGATTGACCCAGAATGAATTCAATGCCATGGTCTACGCACTTGAGTTTGTATATACTTCAATATAAATTGCTTTATAATCTCTTCCTCAAAAATGGCAAAGCGTGGTACGTAAGAGTAACCACGGAAAATAGC